TCCTCTTTCTAAGGTTTAGAGCTAGTGGGAACGCCAATTCCGCGACTAGCCTTTTATTTATTATGGAGAATTTGCTAACTTGCCGTTCATTAGTTCTAGGTTCTCTACATATCTTGGTTTCTCCTGTGCAGTTGCAACATTTCTGCAAAGGCGCGATACTAGGAAGTTACCTGAGATTTGCGGATCAAGAGGTACAGGTCCGGTAACATTCATCATTTCTGGAATGGCGAGATTTACAACGTCGCCAGCCTTAACGATAGCATCCCCATAAACCTTAGCCTTCACCTGATTCTGCATCATATTAGCTACATAGGCTAGTTGCTGTGGAGTCATGGTGTCGATTGAGGTAAAAGGTCTATTTGCCGTATCCACAGGAATAAAAGAATGCTTCCCATACTTGGAGCCATATTTGGCAATAAACTCCCCTGAATTATATGCATTTATAAAGTCAGGGATAATGTCCTGAAAGTTGTATTTTCTTGTTCTAATATTATAAGTTGATATTCTGTGTTTAAGACCCCCCATAGCAACTCTTTCAGTAGAGGAAGCTATTTGAGGAACCTCATAGGATATAATGTTGTTCTCTGTGTTAATAAAGATAGAGCTTCCTACAGCGTCCTGATGCACGAAGCTTTTAATTGCCCCACCTTTCAGCATCCCCTCAATTGTTTTAAAGTTCATGCCCAAAGCATTCTCAAAATAAAGGAATGTGGAGGATTGGTTTTGAGTTGATACTGCTCTGCGTCTCACCATATCAATCGCCTTGAAGGGATCATAATTAGGAATAAGAATCTTTTGCGTGCCGCTTGTTGCTTCAGTTATGAGATTTTTGGTGCTCATAAGGAAATTGCTATGAATATCTTGTACAATTGATGAAATATCGGTATCATAGGACTTTTGCACGAAATTTGTTTTTGAATACATGGTTTCCTGACCAACGCCATGTAGCGTCCAAAGTTTTGATTTTGTTGATCCTTGAGCTTCCTGATTGGAAATTGTATCAAGAGCAAATGTATAGGAAGCCATCGTTCCCCCAGGAGCGCCTAAAGTAATCTTTATTTCTTCCTCGCCAATAATATTAAGATTGCCGAGAGCATCATTAACATCAAATATATCGGCTTGAAGTACTGCATTAGGAACAAAGATTGATTCGAATATCTTTATAGTAGCATACATTAGGCTAAGGTCTAGCGATCCTCGTGGAGAGGATAGAGTAAATTCTTGGATAATTACGTCGCCAGGCGAATATGAAGCAACTGTCATTACGAATTCAATACGTTCTGAAGATCAGCCGATACTTGGGGCACAAATTGTGGCAGAAGCATTCGTAAAACCTTATTACTTTCGTTTTTATTATTTTCATAATCCCATTGTGTCACAGCATCATAGAAGATATCCTCATTATCTGGTAAAGCATCAAAGCTGGTTATAGTTACAGAATTTGAAGTAGGTATACTAATAACAGAATTTGATAATGCCCCTACTATACTAAAACTAACAGCATTAATACTCCCATTTGGTAGATAGTAACCCGCAACATGTTGAATATTGAGATAATTGTTGCCAAATGAAGCAACCTGACCAGAACCAACATTATTGGCAGTATAATTAATCGCAACAATCTCGTTATCAATAAATGTAGGAATAGTATTGGCAAAATTAAAAGAAACAAGGTGATTAGTTGTGGTGGCCCAATCGACCTGGATTCTATTATATCCGTTAATCTGGCCGAAGCCATCAAAGGTTGGCTCATAATATTTTTGAAGATTGGTTGACAAGGCATCAAAATTAGAGACAGTAATGGTCTCAACATTATCATACCAGTTATTGGTGTAATACATAATTGTTTGTTGTGGTAACGTCAGGCTACCATATTTTTGAAGTATAAAATCGTTAAATTGTGTGCTATCCATGTACCATGAATCATAGGGATCAGTAATCTGGTTGGTCATGAAAATGATCCATTCCTGATAGGGATCGCCATAATATTGTCTTGATAGCTGTTCTGAGCGAATGCTGTTGTTAATAGTAATAGGTGTAAAAATATAAGGATTAAGCAGGGTAGTATTAGATATAACTGCTCTTCTCGTGATATCTACACAAGGAACGCCGTTATAATTAATTAAGGGAAATTTATTGAAGTACGTATCCATGGATTATCTTATCCTGCTGTTGATGTTCATAAAACGGCATAACTCCCATTAGTTAAATTAATGGTGTTTGGTGTACCAGAACCCTGATAATTAGGATCATCAGTATTATTAAAATCTTTCTTGAGCCAATATTCTATTTCGAGTAGCTGTAATGTTAGCTCAATTGTGGAAGGTGCGTTGGAATCTGTAAAGCCTGGAGTAGCAGCAGGCGAATAATTAACCTCTGCATTTTCAATAACGCAATGCTTAAATGAATATACATATCCAGCAGGAGAAATAACTGGAACACACATATCAGGATATTGTAGAAGTGTTCCGCCAATTGTCTGATTTGTGTCTGGTAGCTGATGATATCTAAATTTATTAAGAATATACTTTAGATTATTAGATTCTTGCAGACTAGTAGGAGTAAACTTCCAATTGAAGGTCATGCGTTTAAAAACTGGAGCATTAAAGAGAACAGTTAGATAAGGATTAATGGCTAATCCACCTATCTGAAGAAGTTGATTAGCTGTTGTCGAAATTTTACCTAACTCAATTCCTGCTAAACCTGCCGCTCCACCAGCGAGTGCGCTTCCTGCACCAGCTATAACAGAATTTATCGACCCGGCATTTTGATGATATGATTGTGTAGCCTCATCAATAGCTGCTCCCAGAGCAGGATTCATGGGTGTTGTAGTATAGTTAATGCTTTGCTTATCCATTAGCTGTGCAGGAAGAGGAAGTACAATGTTTCCAATAGGATATGCGTTAGGGGCAACAAAAATTGAGGGTCTTTGATATTGATAAAACCAAAAAGTCATATAGAAGTGACGGCCAGCAGGTGCATTAATTAGATCAGTAGGAAATATATATGTTTGATTAATAACATAGTCACTATTGGAATTATAAGTTGAACTAGCAATTTCTGTTCCAAGAGTACCAGCGCCGGCTACTACTATGGCAGCCCCAATAACCTCAAGAGCAGTTGTTAAATCAGACAATTAGTTTTTCCTTATAAATATAATATCTTTTACTATATTTATTGGAAACAATGGCAAAATTTTATCAAGGCAGATTCAATCCACGCAACCCACAAAAATATAAGGGCGATACGCACAATATAATCTACAGATCATCATGGGAGCTTAAGGCTATGATGGTATTTGATCAACATCCTGGTATTATAAAATGGTCGTCAGAAGAAATAGTTATACCCTATATATCTCCTGTTGATAATAGGCCGCATCGTTATTTTGTTGATTTTTATATTAAGAAAAAAGATCAATATAATACTATTGAAGAGTTGTTAATAGAAATAAAGCCATTATCACAGACTAAACCACCAGAAACAAAAACCAAAAAAACAAAAAAATACATTAATGAAGTAATTACTTATGCAATTAATCAAGCGAAATGGGAAGCGTGTAATAAATACTGTAAAGAAAGAAATATGAAATTTCTTATATTTACAGAAAAGGATTTGTTTGATGAATCTAATAAAAATTTATGATAGTATATTAAGTAATGCTAAAAATAAGAAATTTTCTGAAGATTCCTTAGATTGCCACAGAATTATTCCTGGTTTCGAGGGTGGTAAGTATATAGATACTAATATTATATATCTTACAAGAAAAGAACATAAAATAATTCATCATATTAGATTTAGATTGTATAATAAGTGGCAAGATTATCAGGCTGCTAGAGTATTAGGGCAAAAAAATTATAAAAATCCATGGAACAAAGGCAAAAAAATGCCTCCTATGAAGAAGGAGACAAGAGAAAAAATAAAACTTTATTTTATAGGCAAAAGTTATGAAAATTTATATGGAAAAGATAAAGCGAATATTCTAAAGAAAAAGAGAAGTGAAAAAATGACTAGCTTGATGACAGGAAGAACACCCTGGAATAAAGGTAAAAAATGTGAATATATATCTACTGCTTTAAAAAACAGGCCACCTATCTCAGAAGAAACTAGATTAAAAATGCGTCTAGCAAAATTAGGAAGCCATCCTAAAAGAAAATCATGACAGAACGTGAGTTAGGGCTTTAAATTAATTCTTTTTACAGCCAATGTAATACCATCCATTATATTAAAAATAAACCAAACCACACAACAGCTTAGCCATCCAGAAAGAAATGTGTCTGAATAAGAAGAGCCAATTCTATAAATTCCAAAACATATTACCAATGATATAAGAATTTTAATAACATAAATCATATCTAAATCTCCTTTGAATTATATATAACCGATCCCATCCTCTTTGTCAAGCAAATAAATATCAAAAATACACAGAGGACTCATGACAAGCAACACCAATATTCGTCTACCAAAACTTATGCTTCCTGGCAAATATCCTTATGTTAGATTTACACAATATAGAGATGGCGCATGGGAAAGAATTGATGAAACTTATGGAAACGAATCTCAAGGGCATGGCAGTAAACTTGGCTCGTTTAAGGAATATGATAATTCTGGTGGGTTAAAACATTTTGCTGTGGGGCAAGAATTTGATTATGCTGCCCAGGGAAAGACCACAACCACAGATATGAACGAACATAATAAGGTTGGCGGCGGAACCGTCTCCCAGGTTACTGGTGACCAACACTCTGAACATGGTGGATCAACTACCAGAGCTATTGGCGATCAAGTTATTCGTGTAAGTAATGGTTTTATGTACCATCATTCTACTGCCGGTATTTCACAATCTTCTGTTGGCGATAAAGTAACAGACCATAATGATGGTCATGATCATCACAATGTTGAAGGCGATAAAATTACCTTTATTGGTGGAACCAAGTATGAAAACGTTAATGCTGAATTTGGTAAATTCATCAGAGGCAACTATGATATCATGGTTGTTGGCAATTCGCAACACACAAGTCCTAATTTTACGTTTAATGATTCTCAACAATTTATAGTTAATGCTGGTGCTAATATTGTTCTGAGTTCTCCAGCAATATATGCTAATACCTCAAGTTTCACCATTAATTCTACTTCCAGCACAGTCTTGACCGTTGGTAATTCTCAGACTAATACGCTGATTACTCCTACCTCGGTTACTTCTCCAGCATTCTATGTGGGTGATCCAGTAGAATTTATTAACACCATAGCTCTTACTATTGGTTCTCTTGTTGTTTCTGCTAATGGATCAAACGGAACTCCAAATCAGGTTCTTACATCTAATGGAGCAGGAGTCTTCTGGAATAATCCAGTCACCAATGCTGCTGGCACAAATACAAATGTGCAATTTAACAATAGTAATGTTCAATATGGTTCCAATGGATTTAATTTTGATTATACACAAAATAACGTCACGATTGCCAATACTCTAACGGTAAACACTCTTAATGTAGTTTCTGTTTATGCTAATGGAATAGTAGGAGGGGCAGGACAAGTTCTGGCTTCTGGTGGTGGGGTTGCTAACGATTATTGGCTTTCTATCGGAGCAGGGCTTACTCTTGGCGGAACAAATACACAAATTACATTTAATGATTCTGGAGCATTAAATGCAACCGCTGGGTTTATTTTTAATAAGACAACTAATACTGTTGTTATTGGCAACGCCACAGTTAATGCTTCTGTAAATTCTACAATCTATACAGGAATATCTCTACTGGCTAATAATGCCTCCTATCTTGGTGGTAATTCTGCTGCTAATCTTATTAGCTATGCAACCAATGCCTATAATAATGCAATAACCTATGTTGGCTCGTTATCTCTGGTTAATACTGCACAGCTTTCTGGAAATCT